TTTCAGCATACTGGTCTACTAAAGCTGAATCAGCTAAGTTAGGATTATCAATTAATAAAGCTCTACTTCTTTGTGTAACTGCATTCATAGCTGATACAGAAGATATATCATTTCTAAATCCAAACTTAGGATTCTTAATTATATTAGCATTAGGGTCAGTAAGATAAATAGCTAGTTTATTAGCATCTAATCCTGATGCTTTACCTACTTCACCTGTAACATCTTCTATAATTGTTTCAACTAATTTACTACCTGACTTAGGATTAGTTTTAGATACAGTAACAATAGGTGAATTTACTTTTACTTGATTTTCAGGAGAAGGAGTTATATTTTGTTTTTGATATTGTTCTGCTGATTTTCTATTCGCTTCTCTTACAGCTTCCATTTGTTCTTTAGTTGCTTTAACATGCACATCTCTAAATCCAGATTCTTCTATAGTTTCTACATTTTTACCTTTTCTATTTCTTAAAATAACAAAAGGTAATATAGAAACTCCTACTTCTAAAGGTATAGCAACTTTAGCAGGGTCTTCTGGACTAAGGAAGTTTGAAATTTTATCAATAGCATAACCAAAACCTTGATTAAATATAAATCCTGGAATAGTATTTTCTAATACTTCTGGACTATAACCTAATTCAGTCAATGCTTCTCTAACTGTTTCTTCAGTAGCATTTACAAATGTATCTTCAGAGTATACTTCTTTTTGAACTTCTGTCCAAGTTTTATCTTCTGGAACAACAGTTTGAATTTCTTTTAAAAGACTAGTAGAAGGAAATAATTGAGATAGTATTTTAAGAGTAGTCATTTGAGGTAGAGCAACTCCACCTGTTTTTCTTTTAATAATCTCTAGAGTATTTTTTATAAACGCAGGAGACTTACCAATTAACATATCATAAAACCACATTAAGTTTGCTGTAATAGGCTCAAATTCAATATTAGGATTCTCAGACTGTCCTATTTGTTCTGCAACTACTAATAATGCATCAGCTAAATCTTCTTCATTTACATCATTACTATTATTACCATTTGCTTTAATATTGTCTACTAACTTTTCAGTATTCTGTTCTACTTTAAGTTTATCTATTTCTTGAGTAATAATATCTATTGATGCTAAATCTTCATCTAAATTATTTTCAAGTATATAAGAATTAGATAAATCTTGTATAGCTTTATCTTTTATATCTTTAGATATATATGTATTAGACATAAAGTTTTGAAGATTAGCTTTCTTTTCTTCTGGAGATATTTCAGGATTAGTAATAATATCTTCTAATATACGTTTAGAACTACTTTCTTGTTCTTCTCTCCATTGTATTCTAGCTTCTTCAACTAATAAAGATTTACCTTGTTCCCTTTGTTCTTCTTTTATATAATTATAAAGTTCAATAGGGTCATCTGTTTTAGTATTAGGTAAAATAGATGTGTAAAAAGCATCATCATTACTTTGTTGTTTTTCTGTTATTATAGGTTCATAATCAGAAAAAGGAATACTATTAGTTGTAACTTCATCTACCATTTATTAATCCTTATGTTGAAAATAAGTTTCTAATTTCAGGACCTTGTGAAAATATATTACTACCTAATGTGCTCATATTTTGCCAAGCAGTTCCTTTACTAGCTGCTGTATTAGCTTTAGAACCAAAGTTAGCTGCTTGAGTATTAAAAGCACTTATAGTATTACCATATCCTTCTGCTACATTAATATTACCTAGATTAACTGAAGCTTGTGTTCCTATACTACCAACAGAGCCAAGATAACCTGAAGTACCTCCAGTACCTAATGTACCACCCATACTTCCTGCAATCTGTCCTTGTTGTATTCTAGCTTGTCTTATAGCAGTTAATCTTTGTCTTTTTTGTTGTAACTGATTATATCTATTTCTAGCTGCATCAGCTTTATTAGAGGCTTCTACTTGTTGTCGTTGATAACCTGATTGTTGACTAGCATACTTCTGAGATTGTATAGCTCCATAACCTTGCATAGCAAGACTACCTATACCAAGTGCAGTAGATGCACTCATTCCAGATGCAGCTATTCCAGCTATTCCTGTATGTATATTAGCAGTCATTGCTGGAGCCATATAATATGCTCCTACTGCCATTGCTGCGTAAGGTGCTACTTTTTTTACTGCTTTAACTGCACTTTTAAATTCAGGTAATCCTGTAGTAGGATTAATAGTTCCAGAGCCTCCATGAGCTTTTAATAGTTCTGCTTCATAAGGATTAATATGAGCAAGCAGAGTATCTCCGTCTTGTCCTTTACTAGCAATATCATTATAAAGTTCTTTTAATAAAGACACCTTACTATTCATTGACATTTCTGCTATATTCATTTTATATCTCCAATTTAACTAAATAATTTAAAACACCATCTTCATCAAGTACAATACCATTTGGTACTGGTTTATATCCAAACAACATATTAAACTTTCTTTCTTTCTTTGTTTCACATAATCCTAATACTGATTTAATACCCATATCTTTCATTTGTTTTCTTGCATCTTCAAACACTTTCTTATATTTTCTAAATGAACTTAAGGTCCATTTATCTGCTTCTGGTAATATTACATGAGTAGTATATGAATTTAACTCCTCATTCCAATCTATACCATAGAAGCCATTACCTTCTTGATATAACTTTTTCATACTATACTATTGATAGCATAGTTACTGGATGTCCCCATCCTAGCAACTTCATATCCTTACCTTGTTCTGACTTAATATATAAACTTAAACATTTACCTGAACCTCTAAGTTTATTCTTAGTTACTACCATAGACTCACCACTATCATAAGCATCACTTGCTCCTGATGGTGTATAGTTTCTTAGTATTCTATATGCTTGAAATTCTTTACCCCATTTACCATTAGCTGCAGAATTAGACCAACCCCATTGTGCTTGTACTTTACAAGATGATTGATTCTTAAATACTAAGTCATCACCTGATGCTTGAAAACCATCTTCTGTTTTTTGTAAATACAGGAATATATAAGGTATTTGTTTTTGTCTCATTATATCACCAAACAATTCATATCCTGTATAAAGGTAACTAGAATAATCTACTCCTACACTATCCTTAGTTTTCCAATCTAAGAAATCACTACCATTATATTTAGATAGTGTAAATGATGTTCCTACAATAGTAAGAAAACTAAACTGTTCTGTCCTACTTGTAGCTACATCATCAGGTATTACAACTGTATCTCCTGCAGTAACTAACACAGTATCTGTTCCTGCTACAACAGATTCTTCTCTAGCTGATACTGAATATCCTGGCATTGCTACAAAGTCTGCTACATAAGGTGAGTCAGATGCTAAACTAGATAATTCATTTTTAGACCAAGCTTTTAAAGTTAAATCATAAATTAATTCTTTATTATAACTATTAGGATAGTTAGAAGAAGAATAATTTGCACTATCATTATATAAGTATCTAACTCTATTTTCTTTTTCATCATAGATACCTTTACAGAAATCTTTAGCTACTTCAGGTATCTTAAGATATAAATCTTGTATTGATGTTAATGATAAAGATTCTGCTGCAAATCTACCTGATGCTGTGTCAGGTTTAAGTAAGTATATACCAGCTTTAGACCAGTAAATAAAGTTACCATTTACATTAACTACAGAGTCTCCATTTGTAATACCATTAGTAGATATTTTACTTGCTTGGAAAGAGGTTGCAATAAACCCTCCAGTATCTCCATAAACCTCCCACACGCCATTTTCTGCAAAAACTAATACTGAGGCTTGAGATGCTATAATTTTAACAACACGAGTAATATCTGGTATTTGTATTGAACCACCATCTGTGTCTATTAAATCATTAATACCTGGGTCTGTTGGGTCAGCTTCTTGATGACATTTACCTAAATCATCATCTGCTTTAATAACTTTACTAAAGAAAATATAACCTGAATAATTAGGAGACCTAATATCACTACCAGTTACATCTGATTCTACTCCTGAATAAAATAGTCTTTGTGCATAAGAAGTAATAGTACTTATGTTACCTTCTTCTCTATCAGTAGGTAATCCAGAAGTTACATCTGATGCATTCATTCTACCTACACCACGTTCAAAAGCATCAATAATAAAACTACCTTTAGCTATTTGATAGTTAGAAAATGAGTTCTTTACTAATGTATCTGGGTCATACTTTTCATAGTCAGCACTAGCTGTATTAGATATTTTACCTAATGTCCAGTTATCTGCATTAGATGGATACTGACCTAGTTCTGTAAATGTATAATCAATTGCATCAGCACCAGTACTTGTTACAATATTTTTATTCCAACCTTGATTACGTAAGTTATATTTGTGTTCATTACTTAATGTAGTAGGTCTAGTATCAAGAAATAATGAATCATCTACACCATATATATCTCTTATCTCTAATTGAATAGTTGATTGAGTTACAAGACCAGTAGTTTTAGCATAAGTTAATAAAACAGGTCTAGGTAAATCTTTAGAAACAATAACACATTTATTATTAATAACAGAAGTTTCTATTTTACTATTACTTAAAGAAGCTATAGTAATAGGAGAACCACCATTCTTAAGGTTAGCAGATGGAGAATCTGTTAATAGATTCATAAACCATATCTTATTTTTAATACGAACAAGACCTAAAGATACTGTTGTATCTCCTCCAGGGCTTTCCCATACATGAAAAGATTGTTTACCTTCTTTAATATCTGTAGCAGTTAAACCTGTAGCTGTTAAAGCATAAGAAGACTCATAGTCGACACCTAACCTTCTAGACCTTGAACCATCACGGTTAAGGACAAAGTTAGCTTCATCTATAGATGCATTCTCAGGAAAAGTTAACTGATTAGCTTCAGTTATTAAACCTTTAACAAACGACCTATAGGCTTTCTCGGCTTTCTGTGCCATTTACTTCCTCTTTTAATTTTTTCTTAGCTAGTCTTTTTTCTGTCTTAGCTTTAGCTTTTATTCTTTCATCTACCTGTTCTTTAGGTTTTGAATTAGCTAAGTAACTAGCAACTGATGTTTCCATAAATACCATTGATGTATATGAACCTGTTAACTCTTTTGGTATCTCTCCACCTTCACTCCACTGAAATACATAGTGTGCTGTGTTAGGTGCAATAACTGCTTGTAAATCCATCTTACCGTGAGTCTTCCAACTCTTTTTGACATTGGTCATGTCTATCTCCTTATTTTACGTATTTTCCTCTGAGTGTTCCTGATTTTCTCATTCCACCCATACTTGCCATTTGTGGTCCAGCTCTAAATCTTTTTTTACTTTCTTCTTGTTTAGGAGCTGTTACTTTTTTAGGTGTTTTTAATTTACCTTGTTTATTTTTTTGCATACCACCATATTTAGTATCTTCAGTAATTTGTTGTACTTTACCAATATTACCTTTAGTATTACGATTAATCTTGACTGTATAACCCATGTCAGGACCTACAGGTTTAAGTTGTGTAGGTGTATAGGGATTACCAGAACCTTTAGAAATCTTACCAGTTGTTTTAGTTTTAACTGTTTTCATATAAGCAGGTTTAAACTTTTTACCAGATGTATCTGTAGGTTTATATCCTTTTGAGCCAGGAGCTCTTGTAGGCTTTTCTTTTGCTAAAGGACCTGTGTATACAGACTTCTTTAAAAAGTCTTCTATTGTTTTAAAAATTGCCATTACCTTTTTCTCCCTTGTTTAAGTTTAAGTTTAGGAATCTTCTTAAACTTCGTAGAAGAATTCTTTGTAAGCATAGTTTTTTTATATGCCTTCTCTGCTTTTTTCTTTTTCTTTCCATACTGCTCTTTATGAATAAACGACAATGTATTAGCTGTAGTAAAACTCAATATTTAGACCCTCCTGTTTTGTTAGAAGAATGTCTACCATAGTTAGGGTATCTAATACCTTTAGCAATTTTCCAAGCATCTTGACTCATTCTACGTCTTTGAGTTACAGATATTTGTTCTGCTTTCTGATTAGCCATTTGTTTTAATGTTAAAAAACAAGCAGACTTAGCTTCATTAAGTAAGTATGTAAACATCTGTACTGGTAAGTCAGGAGTAAATGTATCTGACATTGTAAATGCTACTGACCTTTTACCATGACTTTGTGTCTTACTGTTTTGTAATGTAGACTCTAAAGTTTTTAAGTATGCATCCATTACAATAGTTTCATCATCAAAAGATGTAAAATACTGTGGACATTTATCATTAAGTATGTTAAGAGTAATACCAGTAGTATCTGTAACTTTCTTTATGTTAGTAGCAGTGCTATCTCTAGCATCTACTATATCCATAAAGTCTTCTGGTAACTTATAATCTATCATTTGAAAGTTATCTTTATCTGTAGCTTTCTTTTTATTATTATACTTAATCCATTTTAAGTCAATAATATCTTCAGGTAACTTCATGTGAGTAGGTCTATCATCTGTACCACTAGCTGTTAATTTAAATAACTCATATAAGAATGCATAGTTCTTACCATCAATAATATTGTAGTAAGTAGTTTTAATTATCTGTGCTACTTGTAAAGCTTCTACACTATCATTAATGCTATTGACATCATCTGAGTCCATATCAGATAAGATGTCTTGAGTCATTGCTAGTAAATTCATTTTAGCCATAATTTATCCTATGTTGCAGTTAGTGTTAATCCTACTTTTTGAAATACCATATCACCAGATGCTCCTGTATTTTGAGCATAGATTTCAAAATAATCATTTGTAGCAGCATTATAAAAACATGAACCTGCAGCTTGATGTAAGTCACCTGTAACAGAAGTTACTACTACTTGAGAACCAGCTATAACAGTTCCATTTCTATGTACTGAAATTAGTATATCTCTGTCTGCACCTGAAGCTTGTTTTATACTTACGTCAAAGTCTAGTTTTACTACTGTTGTTGCTGCACCTGTATATGTTAATCTAGCTGTAGTTGCTTCTGTAACTAAGCTACCATAACCTGAAGCTACTGTAGTTGGTGCTACTTTTGCAGTAGAAGCACTATGAGCTAATGTATATGGAGAACCTGTATTGTAAAAGTAAAACTTACCTTTTGGTAAAGCTAAACTATCTGTTGCTAGAGTAGACCATGCACCTGAACCAGAACCATTAGCAATATATACAGTCTTATTAGAAGCTGCCGCTACTCCTTTTGGTTCATGTAGGTCACTGCCTGTAATAAGATTATGTTGTATTGTCATAATGTTTCCTGTATTAAATTAGGGGTAAGCCCCGAAGGGCTCACCGAGGTATTACTTGTCGTATGCGAATTCTACGACACATCTTGCTTTACCAGTTAACAAATCGTCAGCTGACTTATCTACGATAAGTTGACCTGGATTTGCACCGATGCCTTTACCAACTAATGCACCAGCACCGTTAACAACATTACCAGCAGTGCCAATAGCTGTTTGAGTTGCCTCAGCAGCTGCGACTAAACCGTCAATGTCAATATCAGTACCATCTTTCTGCTCAAGACCAACTGTTAAGTCAGTAGTAGTAGAAGTAGATGTAAATGCTTCATCGATATAAAGAGTAGCAGACACAATAGATGCGTTTGCTGGGATTACTTGTGGTAGGTTGCTGTTAAGAGCAGCAGGCAAGTCATCATATGAGAAGTGCCATTCTGCGGACTTAACTACGCCCATTTTAGTAGACTCTTGACCACCATATTTATTTTTAGTAGTTCGAGTCCCGTAATGATTTGCAACGCCCCTGATAGGAGCCATTTCAATAGTCATATTATTTCTCCTTAGTAAGTTGCTTCATCAGTTAATAGAACGCCTAGTGTATCAGCACGCTGAACACCAAACCCGAACCTAGAAGTAACCTGATATTTATCAGCTCTTTCTTCTTGGTCTCTCCAACCTTCTGTTTGCGGAGCACGTCTCCATGCATGCATAACAGGTTTACATGAATCATCTGCTACGCACATGAACACGTTAACCTTATCACCAACTTCAGCTGTATCATTAGCTAGGTCATATGCTGCACCGTTAATAGCTTCTGTTGCTGTAAGTGATGGTAAGAAGTTAGAAGTATAAATATCCCAACCCATAATGTTTCTTACGAAACGATGGTCTCTAGCAAAACCTTCGTTAAGAACACCTTGGAATTGCGGAGTGTTATTAACTACAGATGTTTGAGAGATTAATGTGTTAAGAGTTGCTTCTACGATAGGGTCAACAATAGCAATACGACCTGATGCAGGTGCATTAGCTTTGTCAAACGCTAGTTTCATAGATACAAAGTCAGCAAGAACAACATTTCTTGTTGCTGCTCCAGAACCACCAGCTACCCAACGATGTGGGCGACCATTAACTAAGTTAAGGTCTGCTGCTGTTTGTCCGCCATTAGCGACAGATAAAAAACGTCCTTCGTGGTTTTCACCAAGAGCACGTGTTGATTCCATAGCTCTCATAGCCATGAGTGTATCTACTTGTGAACCATCTTCACGTAGGTCATCAGTAACTTTCCATGCATCACCAATATAATCAGTAATAGATAGAGTAATGTTACCAGTGTCTATGTTAGTAAAGTTCAATGGTGTATCTTCAGCTGCATCTTGAAGTGTTACAGTACCAACTGTTTTAATGTTTAGTGTTGTACCTGAACCGAAGTCTGTTACATCACGATACATTCCTTCTGGAAGAAGGTAGTCGTGTAAGTTATCAAGAATAAACTGAGAATACTGTTGCGATTCAATGAACGCAGTTGTATTTGCAGTATTATGTGCCATTATTAAGTCTCCTTAAGACTGTTGATTTACTTTAGCTTTAGCATTACCCCAAGCAGCTAATAAGTCTTTAGTTGAACCACCTGCTACCTTTGCAGATAAATCAGTTGGTTTAGCTGATTGACTTAGAGCTTCAGTATTAATATCACCACTAGAACTAGCTACTGGTGCTTTAGCTGCAGATAAACCTGCTGCTTTTAATACTACTGTTGGGCTTGTTGCTGCAAGCTCATTAAGTTGTTTAACAGATAAGTTAAGTTCTTTTGCTATAGAGTTGTAAGTAACTTCAGCTTTGTCTCCATACTGTTCAGTAAACTTTGCAGCTACTGACTTAGCATTAGAGTCTGCTTTAGCATTTGCTTCTCTTGTAGCAATAGTTTGATTAACTAAATCCATCACATTATCTTGATTAAGTTCTCCTACTGGCACGGTCGTGGCTGTCGGTTGAACTCCAGACTTTAATTCATCTATCAGTTCCTGAGTAGTTTGACGCTTAGTTAGTTCTTCACGTACAGTTGCAAGTTCAGACTCAAGAGTCTCAATATGTTTCTGTGCATGAGGTACTGACTTTAAAGCATCCTCTGGGCTCTGGTACTTTTTACCCTCTCCAATTACGTCTTGAGCTTCGGTCGGAATCTCAAATGCTTTTGGTTGAGTATCTGTTTGTACAGTCTCCTGGGTAGGTTCTTGTACAGGTGTTTCAGTTGTTTCTGTTTTTACTTCATCATTCATGTTACATCTCCTTTGGTCAAGGTAATAAATTATATAGTTTTGTTAAAGCCTTCTGTATACCTCTTTGATAAGCTTGATACTCATTAAAAGCAGGAAGTTTAAAATTCTCTTCATCCATACACTTTCTATTTGAAATATCTACTTGCTCATTAAGATAACTTCTTAACTCATCAAAAACTTGTTTCTTAGTTAAGGCTTTAGCCTTTTCACTTTTTAAATCCATACTATAATTATACCATATATTTAAGTAAAAGTCAAGCTTTTACGGTTACATTACAGGTGGTTCTTCATCTTCAAGAGGTGGTTGCATTTGTTCCATCTGTTGAATATCTTGATTAACCATTTGCTCTTCCATTCCTGGTTGAGCTTGTTGTGCCTGTAAATCTTGTTGAATCTGCATCTTAAGTTTTTCTTGTTCAGCAGCTTCAAATAATGCAGCATTATCTTTCATAAATCCATATTGGTCAAAGCCCATATACTCTTCTACCATCTTAGCTACAAGCTTAGGTGATACATGTGGACTAATCATTTGACCTATTGGACTATTAAATACACCTAGCATATTCTGTAATAACTGCGCTCTAGCAGCATAGTGTCTAGCACCTATAGGTCTAATCTTACCTCTAGCAGTTAAATCTTCTTTAGTAATAGATAGGAAATCTTGTACTCCAAAGTCATCATCATATACTTTAGCTAGTTCAGGTAAATCTAAATTACGTTTAGCTGTTTCTAACATTACATTTAAAATAGGTTCTAAGAACTCTACTTCAAATTGATTAACTTTATTTTGGAATATTCTACCAGCAGCATTCTGTAAAGACTGTACTTCAAAAGCAGTCTTCTCTCCTGGTGTTCTAATACCCATAGCTTCTCTAGGAGCACCTGCCATTTGTTCCATACTATTCATTAAAGCAGCTAATTCATTATTAACTTGGAATGCTGCAGGGTTAGGTGGTAACATAGTAATAGCACCATCCTCTTGTAAATGTATAGTTGTTTCAGGTCCCCATTCAAATGGGTCTACTTCACCTTTAATTACCATAGGTGGATGTATAGTTAAATCCATAGCATCAGCTTTAGCATTTTCTAGATGGTCTAGTCTATATTGCATACCTACTAGATTATCTAGAGGTCCCATACCATATAAGTTATCTGGTCTTTTTCTCCAAGCTACATGAGATTTACTATCTTGTCCTATATAACTAGGATTTTCTATATTACGTATTACATAGTTTCTATCAATAATAGTAATGAGTCTATTTTTATATAATTTTTCTTCATCTTTATCATAGAAGTCTCCTTCAAACTCTAGTACTTCTACCATACCTGACTGATAATATTCTTGTAGTGTACCAAAACCATCAGCTATGTATGCGTCAGCTTTATTAACATCTTCTTGTCTAAACATAGATATAGAGTTTCTAATATCTAATGCTTTATTAAATGCTGACTTTTTATATTGTAAATCTGGTCTTTCTTCTACATCTGCTTTTAGTTCACCTACAGATTTAACATATCTAGTAAACTTAGGTGACTTAGCAAAAGAACTTGCTACAGGATTAAATACAATATCAAATGGTGATATACGTTTTAATTTAGGACCATTATATGTTGTAATAGTTTCTTCTGTTACAGGGTCTACATGTTCTTCATTAACATATCTTACTTCACCAAAAGCATTACCATAGTCAATGTAATCATAGACTAATAAACTTACTTCTTCTCTAAACTTAGATTCCTTTAGTTTAGTTTTTAAATAAGCTTCAATAGCTTGTCTTTTTTTAATAGTAGAGTCTTCTCTAGAAGCTCCTTCCCACTTCATCCAGTTATCATTAGGAAACAGTGCATCCATATAGTTTGCATGTAGATTATCTCTAATCTGTGTAAGCTTAGGTAAAGTTGTTTTATTTTTCCAGGGGAGAGTACTATTAGTTGTAGTTGTAGTGTCAGTAGCAAAGAGATAGTTTCTTAACTCTCTCCACTCTGTTTCTTTTTCTCTTCTTTGAATCCACCATTGGTTATAAAGTCCAGCCATTACTCTTGCTAGATTCTCTTGTCCAATCGCCTGTTCTATTTCAGCTACTTCACCTGCCATAATTTATTCCTTAATGTGTTATACCACCAAATCTACTATGAGTTGGTAAAGGTTTGTTAAATCCTAAACCTTGTGTCATTCTAAGTTTAGGAGCTAATGATATTGCCATAGCATTAGATAGTGCATCTTTAATATCATCATGTGGTGGATGTACCATCACTAACTCTTCTTCTAATGTTTGACAATTACCACCTTTATAATGCCAAACTTGTAAATTATCATACTTTGGTTCTAGTACTGCTCCTACCCTCTGTGCTTTGTCTCCTAAACTTCTAGTAGGTCTAAATTCATCAACTGATAGTGGGATACCATTTGGTTTAAGATAACTGTCCTTGAGCTCTTTAACGATGGTTTGTTGTGCTACTGTAACCTCAGCTCTTATCTTTCTAAATCCCCACTTTTCCCAAGACTTTAATATATGTTGATAGTAGTCTACAATCTTTTCTGTTTTAAATCTATCTATATCTAATACATAATAATTAGCTTGATGGTCTACACCAACAACTACTAATGCAGTATAATCTGCTTGTCTTCGTAAACTAAACGCAAAATCAATTGCAGCATATATATTTAGTTTTCTATCTCGTATATACCAATCACCATCTTTAACATTTAATGCAGCTTTATCAAAGTATTGAAAGTTATCTGAGTTTATCCTAGCACTTTCTGTAGTATTAGGGTCATTGTAATATTGAGCATAAAACTGTGTAGTGTCAATATACTTTGCTTTAATTCTTGCTAACTCTTTAGCATCAAATCCAAATGATTTACCATCTTTACGTGCTCTCTTAGCCCATAAGAATTCACCATCTGTTTCTACTACTCTTTGAAATAACTCATACACTTCTAATTCAGATTCTATATCACCTTCATTATCATAGTGAGTTTCTTTCATATTAATCATAGTATCATATATATCTTTAGGATGATACCTAGTTCCTACTACCCATTCTTCTGCACCTGGATTCTCAATAGATGCTAGTTGTGAATAAGCATTTGCTACTTTCTCTCTACCATCTTCAGAATAAGCATTACCAGGTACAACAATATCGTCAAGCACAACAATATCGGCATGAAAACCAGTCGTATTACTAGTAAGCCCAACTGCTTTAACTGTTGCATCTCGTATTCCCTCCAACTTTCTTTGTGGATGGTCAACAGCTATTTCAGCTACTGCCCACTTCTCTCGTTTTCCTTCCTCTGGATGTATCATGTTACTCCAGTACCTACGATATATAGGGGAATCAATTATCTGTTTGATAGCATATAACTGTTTCTCTGCTAAGTCTGCTGTAGCTGATACATACAATACAGTAGTCTCAGGATGGTTAGTTACATACCATGCTGTTCTATATGCAGCTAGTTTACTCTTCATATGTCCACGAGGAAGTAATACCAACTGATTATCTTTTCTATCTGTTCTACCCCACCAACTTATTAACTCTTCATGTAATGCTCCAAGTAATAAATGTGGTGCTACTAATTTAATAAATGTAAGTAGGTCTGCTTCTGCAGCCTCTCTGATTTGGTCAACCTGAGTCATGTTATCTATACCTTGATGTCTTCTTTGCTACCTTTTTAGGCTGTGCCACATGCTGCTTACCTTTGCTATTACCCTTCGCTTTGGCAGAATTAGTAGCTCTCTTTTCAGCTGGTGTAAGAGCTTTCCAAGCCGCATCAGGAAGGTATCTCTTTTTACCATTACTCTTCTTACCATCAGATGTTCTCCATTTTTGTTTTGTCCATTTAGATAAACTCTTTTGCGATTTAGCCTTAGCCACGGTAACCACCACCTTTGGCTTTATATTGCTTAGCTAACATTTGTGCTTTACGAGCTGACCATTGTCCAGGTTTACCCCCTTTACCTCCAGCTTTAATTCTATTGAATAAAGCTTTTCTCATTGAAGGTTTAGTATAGTTACCTGCTTTGTTTACAGTACTTTTCTTTTTAGGTGTAGCCATTATGCCTTTTTCTTTTTATTAGATTTTTTATGTCTGTTAGCAAAGTTTCTTGCTGCTTCTACAGAACCAAATCCCCAAGCTTTAAGTGCTAATGCTTTACGTGTTGGTCTACCTTTATCATCTTTCATAGGTCCTTTCATTCCTGCAAATCTAGCAGCAAATGAAACACGTCTTGGATTTGTACCAGATTTAACTGGTGCTTTTAGGTTAGAGCCCTGTGCTTTTGCACTAGCTCTACCCTTAGCATTTAATCCACCTTTAGGATTCTTACCTTCTTTTCTAGTCCATGCTGGTGTCTTAGCCATTACTTCTTCTTAGCTTTTTTCTTTTTAGCCATCATTTTCTTTTTGGCTTCCGCTGCTTTCTTCATTCCTGCTTTTGTATATGGATACTTCTTTCCGTTTACTTCTGGCATATCTATTTCCCCTTTGCTAATTGTCCACCGAAGTAGAACTCAACTATCATTGTTGCCCATTTGAATATTTCATCAAACTTATATAGTCCGTCTACTATTTTAAATTCTGTACCACCACCCCATTCAAAAAACAAAAAACTAGATTTAGGAATGTCTACTGGTATTACAGTTTGTATATCAAATAAACCTGCTATTGGATATACTGCAACTAATGCTAGTATAAAAAACATTAGTATTCTTCGATTCCAAGCAGCCATTGGTGATTCTTTATTAGACTGCTCTCTCGCTTTATCTATCTCTACAGACTTAGCTGCTAATGCTTCAAGCATCATCTGATGTTGTTCATGTGCTTGTTGTGATTTAATAGCTGTTAGTTTAGCAATAAATCCTAAAACTATTGGTATTAAATGTGTAAGTACACTAATCAAATCTTCCAGCCTTGACTAGCAGCCCAAAAATAAACTAACCCAGCAACTAATAATGCTAGTATAGCTTTTAAACTTAGTTTACCAAATTCAGAAAATTTATCTTCTAACCATTCAGTTAGTCCTTCTTTGATAGCTTGTTTAGTTTCTTCTGGACTAGGCTTCACTTGCTTTATTACCTTTAGCTTTCCATTTAAGATACTCTTGATAATCTGTATTATCTTCATCAAAAGGAATTGACATGGTAATAGTTTCACCATCTTCATTTTCTACTATTTTATTTACATGAACTATCGTATCTGATAAAGCACTTCTTATTAATTTATATTCCATAGTTATAGCTCCGAATTCATTGTAAAGTCTGCATACCAAAAGTAATTACCTGCTCCAGCTGCCGAATGATAATACCCTGTACTATTAGTTCTTTGTTTGTGATAAGTATAAGAGTTATTTACATTAGCTGATTCAAGTGCAACAGAAGTTATAGTTGGGTTTGCTCTCATTTCAGTATTAAATTGTAATCTACCACCAACATGCTGACCTGTATTTACATAACTTTGGTTACAATCTAATATTGTTTGATAATACCTTTGACATAAAGCATATTGTTGACCATATTGTAAATTTTCAAATGGTGTTGCAGTAGTGCCTACCTCTAGTTGTACACCTGTAAATTGTATAGTTGCTGAACCTGTAGCTAATAAATTTGTAGCTCCTGTAGCACTTAATACTGGACCTGCTCCCCAAGAACCTGTTGATTTAGAATAAGTAGTGCCTACACCTAAAGCAAGATTTAACCATAAACCTGTACCATTAGTTTTATCCCATGTTCCTGTAGTGTCTGCAGTTAATGTTACTGATTTGTACTCCCATGTATTAGCAGAGGATATAGTATAGTTAAAAGCATACCCTCTAGCTTCACTACTATTTTGAATACCTCCACCAAAAGTTCCAGTTACTGAAGATTTAACCCAAAAAGATAATGTAATAGTTTCAGGATTAGCAGTTCCAAAATTTAAATCTGCAACATTGTACCCTTCAATTTTATGTTTTAGCATAAAATAATCAGTTGCACCAAGACTAACTGTTGCTAATACTGTTGCTTTTATTGAGTTATAAAAACCACTAGGAGCATCAACGACTTGTTGTACAGAATATTTACTTGCTTGTGAAAGACCTGCGTTCCATCTATCTAATGTATATACATTATTTCCTGGAGTAGTAACGCTACCACTATTTCTCTGGTCAATTTTCATATCACCATTAATAATTCTATTCTTACCTACAGGAGCAGATGCTTGTAATGAGCCATCATTAAATGTAATTCCATCAGTTCCGTTAATTGCTACACTCATTATTTATTCTCCGATTGCTGCGTTTACTGTTGTCATATCTTCTGTTGTCCAATAGTCTTTAGCTACCATCAATTCAAGATGTTCTACATTCCTAGAAATACAATCTGCTACTTCTTCGTCAGTCATATCTACAGGTGGGTTAGTTCTCATCTTATCAATTAAGTTTACAGAATCCTGCATTGCAGAATAGTCTTGTGCTATTTTTTCTTCTGTCTTTACATCTCTTGTTGCAGTTTCGTTAGTCATTTTAGTTTCCTTGTAATTTATTTTCTAATTCTTCTACTTTTGCAGAGAGTTCTTGTATTGCTTTTACTAGAACAGGGTATGTATTCATAGGAGTTGCTTCTAATTTTTCAGGATTATTTTCTCTTACTAACCTTAAATGGTCAGCATACTCTGTATTATCTTGAATTTCTTTTAACTCTTGAGCAATAAATCCAAAATCTTTTTTACCTTTATATGAACCATCTCGTCTATCCCAATCAAAAGATACAGGTCGCATCTGATTAACAAAATCTAGTCCTAATGGAATATCTTGTACATTAGTTTTATCTCTTGCATCAGAAAGTGATGATATAGATGTAGTATTACAACGAATAGCCCCAATAGAACCATTACCTAAAGTAAATTCATTACTTACTGTTGCACTTGAAGATGATGAATCATAACCAATAGCTGTATTATTACTTCCAGTTGTTATATTACCACCAGCACTTCTACCTAAAAAGGTATTTTGTGAACCTGAAGTGTTAGCATTTCCAGAAGCATAACCAATTGCTGCATTATTATTTCCTGTTGTACTTGTTAAACAATTTGAACCAACAGCTGTATTAAGTGTTCCTGTTACACATAATTGTAATGCACTTGTTCCTATAGCTACTGAACTAGCAGCAGTAGTAGCATCTCTTAAGGCTTGTGTTCCTAAAACAGCATTATAACTTCCTGTTGTAAGATTAGCCCCTGCTTCCTTTCCTACTGCTACATTATACTCTGCTGTAGTAGCATCTTTTAAAGCAGAAATACCTACTGCTGTATTTAGAGTTCCTGTTGTGTTTGACATTAAAGAAGAAGTACCAACTGATGTATTACTTGTTCCTGTTGTATTTGCTGTTAATGCCTCTCTACCCACAGCTGTATTACCAGTAGCTGTTGTATTTGAACTTAAAGCATCTCTACCAACAGCTGTGTTAATAGTTCCTGTTGTGTTTGCACCTAAAGCACCTTTTCCTACTGCTGTATTAGAACTACCTGTTGTATTTGATTCTATTGCATTTTTACCTATAGCAGTATTATCTTCACCTGTTGTATTTAAACCTAGAGCATCACTGCCAACGGCAGTATTAAAATCGGCAGTAGTATTTGCATCTAAAGCACCTTGTCCTACTGCTACATTTTTGTCTCCTGTGGTATTTGCACCCATTGAAGATTTACCAACTGCTGTATTGTTACCACCTGTAGTATTGGCATCAAAAGTACCATCACCTAGTCCTGTATTTGAATCTACACCACCTGTTGAATTTATAGTTACTGTTCCTGTACTTGCAGGT